GCGCGATTATGGGCCAGACAAATCTGATTATGCAATGTTTGCGAGGACTGAGTAATGGGATTCCTTATGTCTAGACCTAGAGCGCCTGCGCCAGCGGCGGTTGCTCCAGAAACTGTTGCTGCCCAAGAACGTCAAGAGCAACGTATTGAAAGTGAGGAAAGAAGGCAGAAGGCGCAAATGGCTGCAAGTATTCGCGCCCGTCGTAGGGGTGGCCAGCGTATGTTGCTTTCCTCGGATCGTGATGAACCGAGGCTTGGTATTACATCAAACATGAACGCTTATAAAGGGGTTTAATTATGGGTGGTGTTCCAAGAACGATTCTTAGAGCGGTTACCAGTGTTCCAAGGGCTGCTGCTAGTGCAGCTTCTGAGGTTGCTGATGTAGTTTCTGATACAGCTAGGGCTGTAACCCAAACACCTAGACCTAGAGCAGCGCCAGCTCCTGCTGCTCCCGCTACACCATCCCAAGCAGCCGAGGCTACTACTGAAGCTCCTGCTGCTGCCACTCCATCAAAACCCGCTGCTAAAGTAACTCGCTCTACTGAGGATCAACGCCGCGCTGCTGCTTCTGTTCGTGCGCGCCGTATAGGCAGGCGTGGACTTTTGAGCCGTCGAAGAGCGTCTACTCTTGGTTTACGTGAAGATCAAAAAACAACATTAGGTGCTGGTTAATGCCGAAAGTAGTTCTTAAAGACGGTAAGACCCGTCACTTTTCTTACAGTAAAAAGGGTATGTCTGCTGCAAAAGAATATGCGCGTCAGTATGGCGGTCGTATTGAAAGCGTCAGCATGAAGACAAAGATGAGAAAGAAGAAGGAAACGGCATGAAACAAGTTTGGGAAAAGAAACGCCCTAAAGATTTAGGTAAGCCTAAGAGCTTAACGTCAGGTCAAAAGCGTTCAGCTATGAGAGCTGCTAAAAAGGCTGGTCGTCCTTATCCTAACTTGGTTGATAACATGAGGGCCGCGCGTGGTTAAGAAGGCGTATCAAAACCCTGAAGGTGGTCTTAATGAGGCTGGGCGTAAATATTTTAAACGCACTGAAGGCGCTAATCTTAAGAAACCACAAAAAAGTGGTACTGATGGTAGGCGTGTCAGTTTCGCTGCTCGTTTTGCTGGTATGAAGGGTCCGATGAAAGATGAAAAAGGTAGGCCCACGCGTAAAGCTCTTGCTCTAAAAGCTTGGGGTTTTGGTTCAGAAGAAGCTGCTCGTAACTTTGCGGCGCGTCATAAGAAAGGTTAAGCCATGCTGACCGTCGATCAAATTATGAAACGTCATGCTCTTGCACAACGTCGCAAGGATAATTGGCGTCAGATTTACGAAGACTGCTATGAGTTTGCTTTACCGCAGCGTAATTTGTATGACGGTTATTACGAAGGTGGTGGTACACCCGGCCAGAATAAAATGGCGCGTGTGTTTGATTCTACTGCTATTAGTGCGACGCAAAGATTTGCTAACCGCATTCAAGCTGGTTTGTTTCCGCCATATGGTCGTTGGTGTCGTCTTGAACCCGGCCCTGATATTCCTGCGGATCGCCAGTTAGAAGCGCAAGCTGCATTAGATTTATACGCAGAAAAGATGTTTTCGGTTCTCCGCCAATCAAATTTTGATTTGGCAATGGGTGAATTTCTTATGGACCTTGCGGTTGGTACGGCGGTTATGCTTGTGCAACCGGGCGACGACATGACACCAATCCGCTTTACTGCTGTGCCTCAATACCTTGTGGCTATTGAAGAGGGTGCACATGGTCGCGTTGATAACGTGTATCGTCGTATGCGGATTAAGGCTGAAGCAATCAAGCAACACTGGATGGATGCAGAAATTCCTGACCGTCTAGCGCGTATGATTGAGGAAAAGCCAACAGAAGAGATTGAGTTGGTTGAGGCAACAATCCTTGATATGAACCGTGGTGATTATGATTATCATGTGATTTGGCCAGAAGGTAAGGCACAGATTGTGCAGCGCAAGATGAAGTCTTCGCCTTGGATTGTGGCTCGATACATGAAGGTTGCTGGTGAAGTTTATGGTCGTGGGCCTCTTGTTACTGCAATCCCAGACATTAAGACACTCAATAAGACGCTAGAGCTTTTGCTCAAAAACGCATCTTTGTCTATTGCTGGTGTCTATACGGCTGCTGATGATGGTGTTCTAAACCCACAGATGATCCGTATAACGCCGGGTGCAATAATCCCCGTGGCTCGTAATGGTGGTCCACAAGGTGAGAGCTTAAAGATGTTGCCGCGTTCTGGTGACTTCAACGTGTCTCAGATTGTTATCAATGATCTACGCATGAACATTAAGAAGATCATGCTGGATGATACTCTACCACCTGACAATATGTCTGCTCGTTCTGCGACTGAGATTGCAGAGCGTATGAAGGAACTAGCGCAGAACCTTGGCTCTGCGTTTGGACGCCTAATTACAGAGACAATGGGTCCGCTGATTGCGCGTATCCTTTATGTCATGGATGAGCGCGGTATGATTGAGATGCCACTTCGTGTAAATGGTCTTGAGGTTAAGGTGACGCCTGTATCACCGATTGCTCAAGCTCAGAACATGGGTGATATTGAGAAGATCACGCAATGGGTGCAGTTGTCTTCTGCACTTGGCCCAGAAGGTCAGATGGCTCCGCGTATGGGCGCTATTGCTGATTACGTTGCTGACAAACTTGGTGTGCCAGCAGAGCTACGTACATCACCAGTAGAACGTCAGGAAATGATGGAACAAGCCGCTCAGATGGCACAGATGGCGGCAATGGAAGGTCAAGCACCAGAAGGAATGTAAATGTCCATCGTAGAAGGTTG